CAAATTAAAATGGCTGATTTATTAATGAAAATGCCCATACCTTACGAACCTAAAAGACAAAATAGGTTTATATTACGTTTTCCTTCAACATTAGGAATTAATGAATGGTTCGTAGAATCGGCAGCAAGACCAAAAATAACAATTAATCCTGTTGCAATTCCATTTTTAAACACTGAAACATATGTTGCCGGTCGTTTTACTTGGGGTACAATAAATGTTAAATTCCGTGACCCAATCGGGCCTTCAGCGTCTCAGGCACTTATGGAATGGGTACGTTTATGTGCAGAATCAGTTACCGGACGTATGGGGTATGCTGCGGGTTATAAAAAGAATGTTGACCTTGAGATGTTAGACCCAACCGGAGTAGTTGTTGAAAAATGGATATTAGAAGGAACTTTCTTATCTGATGTTAACTTTGATTCGTTGGCGTATAGTACAGATGCTTTGGCAACAATCTCAGCGGTATTACGTATGGATAGATGTATATTAGTTTACTAAAAAAATACTTTATATTTAAAATTAGGAATCCACATATCAAAAATATGTGGATTTTTTATTAACTATTGATAAAAAAACATATACGATTATATTTTATAATAAAAACAAATTTATATGGACGAAAGTTTAATTAATGCAGCAACAGAAAATTTCACATTACCACATGATGTGGTATCATTACCGAGTGGTGGAATTTTTTATAAATCTAAAAAAAAATCGGTTAAAGTAGGTTATCTAACAGCATCTGATGAAAATTATTTAATTGGTGCAATGGCTGGTAAAGAAAATATTGTATTTACTTTATTAAGAAATAAATTGTATGAACATGATTTACGTCCTGAAGAATTAATGGATGGTGATGTTGAAGCGATTTTAATCTTTTTAAGAAATACTTCTTTTGGTCCTGAATATACTGTTAATTTAGTTGACCCAAGTAATAGTAAAACATTTTCACATACTATTGTATTGGATGAATTAAATATTAAAAAAACTCAACATCAACCAGATGAAAATGGGTTTTTTACGACAATGTTACCTAAAACAGGTGTAACGGTTAAAATAAGACCAACAACTTTTTATGACACTATTGAATTAGATAAAATGGTCGAACAATATCCCGCTGGAAGACAAGCACCAAGAGTGACATGGAAATTACAAAAACAAATTGTCGAGATTGATGGAGATAGTGATAGAGGTAAAATTGCAATGTTTATTGATACTTTACCTATTATGGATTCTAAATACATAAGAACTTTTTTAAGAGAAAATGAACCGTCATTGGACCTTAAAAGAACAGCAACAGCCCCATCAGGAGAATTGGTATCTTTCGAGATAACCTTTGGGGTTGAGTTTTTTCGGCCTTTCTTTTAACTACCGACAACTTCTAATTGAGGAATATTACTTGATGGCTAAATTTATAAGAACATCATATAGTGACTTCAACGAGATGCCTACTTATGTTAGAAAATTTTTAATAAACAGAATAATAGAAGATAATACACCAAAGACGTAAATTAAAATATGTCTTTGGTGTATTTATTTATAAAACAAATTTGATATGCAAAATACTGGAAGTGGTTTAGAGGCTAGTGGACAAAAAGGTAAAGACATTATTGATTCTTTTGGTGACGCGTTGGTTAGTAATTTTAGTGTTGCTGCGGTTGGTAAAGTTGTTGCCGAACTTGATAAAGGTGCTAGTACACTTTTAAAACAGTTTGGTCTTGGTCAAGAAATGGCTCAAGCGTTGAGAGCCACAATGGCTGATGCGGTTAGTAATGTTAGGGCTTTAGGTGGTGATATATCGGACGTTATTACTACTCAAGAAAAAGCTTCCGCGGCATTGAACCGAAACGTTATTTTATCCGCAGAAGTAAATAAAGATTTATTTGCAACCTTTAAGGTAACTGGTAAAGATGCGGGTGAATTGGTTGGTAAATTTAAGGACGCGGGGTATGGTGCGGGTCAAGTCGCTAGAGAAATGAAAAATGTTGTTGATATTGCCGCACAATCAGGTGTAAACGCAAAAGATGTTTCTGAAAAAGTATTACAAAATATGGACGCTCTTAATAAATATAATTTTGAAGGTGGTGTATCCGGTTTAGCAAAAATGGCCGCTCAAGCGAGTATGTTACGAATTGACATGAGAACAACTTTAGGTTTTGCTGAAAAAATGTTTGACCCTGAAAAAGCGATTGAAATGGCGGCGTCAATGCAAAGATTAGGTGTTGCTCAAAGTAGTTTACTTGACCCATTAAAATTAATGGATTTAGCTCAAAATGACCCTGCTGAATTACAAAATCAAATCGCAGAAATGGGTAAATCATTTGTTCAATTAAATGAAAAAGGACAATTTGAAATTATGCCGGGAGCTAAACGTCAAATGAGAGAGATTGAACAAGCCATGGGATTACCTGCGGGTGAATTGGCCAAAATGTCGTTAGCAAGTGCTGAGTTAGAAAATAAAATGAGTAAAATCCGTTTCCCTGATTTAGATATTGACGAAGACAAACAGAAAATGATAGCCAATATGGCTGAAATGGGTGCGGGAGGAAAATACGAAGTTCAAGTTGAAGATGAAAATGGTAAAATGATGACCAAAGCAATTGAAGATTTAACTAAAGAAGATGTTGATTATCTTGAAAAAGTTGCTAATACCGCTCCAAAAACTATGGAGGAGTTGGCTAAAGGTCAATTAACCGCGTTAGAATCTATTGAGGCAGATATTAAATCGATAGCAGACAAATCGGGGTTAGGTATTGCTAGAACTAAAACAACAGGAAAAATTTTAGATACTAGTCGACAAATTTCATCAGGTATTCAAAAAACACTATCACCAAAACAATTAGATACTAAAAACTTAGCATCATCGATTGATGATGGAATAGATAGAAATTTGGATATTCTTAAACGATTAAGTGAAGGTGAAATAACTAAAACTCAAGCCGCGTCAGAATTAAAAGAAAATCTTTCAAAACTAAGTACTTTTATTGATGGAACATTTAGAACATCAATAAGTAATGCAAGTGTTGAACTAGATAAATTATTAAAAAATAATCCTGTTTTAACTCAAATGACACAGGCTGCGACAGGTGATTTTAGAGGTATAAATAAAATTAAAAAAACAACTTCAGACGCTGACCCTGCAAATCTTAAACGAGATATTAGTAATGTTAGAAATACTTCGACAAATCAAGGTAATGCAACATCAACAACTAATACTCAATCAGATAAACCAATTGAAATAACATTAAATCATAACATAGATTTAAAAACAAATGGTAATATAGATACAAATCAAATAGTTATGGCACTTAAAAATACGGACGTTCAACAAGGAATGGCGGGAGCGTTAAAAGAAGCAATATATAGTAATGGTTTAATGTCTCCAACGTCAAACAAAACTCAGTTAATGAATCGTAATATAAACGAGAGTTCATTGACATAAAATAAAGTACAATCTATTTATAGATAAATCAGAATATATGGCAGAGAGTTCATTATCATTTGCATCCACGTCTTCCTTTAGAAATTCTTTAATGGCAAAAAACTTGGCACCCTACAGTGTTCAAGGTGTTTATACTCCGCCAGCAAATCAAGTTAATTACGAAACTATTTTAAGTGTTAGTAATGTTATTGATTCACCGGGTGAGTTAATTACAAATGACCCGTATGCTCAATTATTATATCCATTAAACGAATATGGGCCAAATGGGGGTTATAATTTAGACATTAATTTTAATGGACCTCCTTTACCTGTTAATTCAAATCAAGGGGAATACGCTCCTAATGATACGGCATTAGATTTAATTAATGAATTTTTTATTGACGCTGCTTATATTCAAAATGCGTATGGACCTAATGGTGGTTATAATGATTTAGTAATTATAACGGATATTGAAAATAATAATAAAATATATCAACCTTATTGGGAACCGCCAAGTTTTGCTCCGTCATCGTATTCACCATACAATATTTTATTATCACCCAACCCTATTGGTAGTAATGGATTATTGTCTCAAGATTCATTTATCGCAAGATTCGGTGCATCAGAGTTAAATTCTTTATTGAAAAGAAGAATTGATGCTGAATTATTCCAAAACACATTAGGACAAATTAATTTACAATCTCTACAAGACCCGTTTGAGATTAGTATGATGTTGTCAGGACAACAACCTTTAGTTTATAAAAATTGGAAGATTACTGTACCTGAAAATCCTGTTGTTGCTGCAGCCGACTTTTTAACAAGATTAGCGGGAGCTTATTGGCCTGTTTCGTTAATACCTGGTGATTATTTTAACGATAACAACGAAAATAGTCAAACACAACAAACATCAAACGCATTAAGCACCGTAAATCAATTAACAGGTGGTTTATTAGGTCCAATATTAAATCTTAATAGAAGTGGTTCACAAATATTCTTGGCAAACACCGGTAACGGACAAAGGTCAGTTTTATTTGCAAATATTAATTATAACAGATATCAACCATCGTATGATAAAGATTATGGTTTATTGTTTGGGGTTGCTCAAGGTTTAGTTAACTTATTAGTTCCAAACATTAATCCGGGTAATGGTACATTAGTTGGTGGTTATTATGTTGGTAATAGAACATCAGAACCATCTTATATTACTTCACCCCCAAATCAAATACCTGTTAACGCATTTGGTCAACAAGACCCTTCACCTGTATACGGTCCATCAGAGATGGGTATTTTGTATGAAGGTAATGAATCTGCTCTTAGTAATTTTGGTTTAGGAGGAAGGTCTTATAGTGATGGTGGGGGTATTGATGGAGGATTTGTTTGGGTGTCTCCGAAATATAAAGCCAATGCCGGATTCCGAGCAATACCGGGTGGTGGTTCAGGAACAATGGATGAGGATTTTCAATTGGTTAGTGGAAACATTACAAGAGATGAATCAACAAACATTGAGTTCAAAGAAACTTCCATATTAGACCAAACCCAACGATTAATTGACTCGGCTGATGGTGTTACGGGGGAAGCCCGTTTAAAACACGTTGGTAATGCAATGAATCAAATTAGTAAGGTATTCCACGATGGGTATAAAGAAATTACTAAAGGTTCTCAAGTTTTATCATATACTGATAATACAACAGGTGGTGATGCCGGTATAGAATATTGTAGGGTTTTTACTAAAGATAATCCGTATTACGCATATAATGATTTACAAAAAACAGATGGTATTACAACTTCAGGTAGAAGATTTACTCATTCCGTTTTAGATAATACATATAATTTGAATATTGCTCCTTTAAGAAATCCGGGGTCAACAAACATCATCGCGAATAATGTTAATGGAACGGGGGGATATGCTAAAAAATACATGTTCTCAATTGAGAATTTAGCTTGGAGAACATCAAGTAGACCTGGTTTTACTTATGATGAATTACCTGTTTGTGAAAAAGGTCCAAATGGGGGTAGAGTTATGTGGTTTCCACCTTATGATTTAAAATTTTCTGATAGTAGTACTGCTAATTGGAATGATACGTCATTTTTAGGTAGACCTGAGCCAATCTATACTTATAAAAATACAAGTAGAACCGGACAATTAAGTTGGAAGATTATTGTTGATAGTCCATCAGTTATGAATGCGGTTGTTGAGAAACAATTAAAAGGACAGAGTAAAGAAAGAATTAATTCTATAATTGATTCATTTTTTGCGGGATGTGTTAAGTATGACATTTATGAATTAGCGTTAAAATTTAATACTATTCCAACGAAAGATTTGTATACGTATCAAGAGATTTTAAGTAATCCAAGATTAACGGATGAAGAGTTAAAGAATGTTAGTGAGAGTATACCAAGAGAAAACTCAGTACCTCAAGGTGGAGCAGGAACTCCTGCAGATGCTGCGGTTCAAACATCGAATCCGGATACTTCAATCGATGACTTTAAAAAGAACTATTCTCAATTGGCTTTTTATTTTGACAATGATATTCCTGACCCTAAATCACAAGGTGTGGTATCTTCAGTACCTTATAATATAACCTATTCTGCTTATACATCACCATCAAACATTACAAAATATGTAGATACTTCAAGTGGTATATTTAATACGGGTAGTGTTAATAGAAACGTAAAAGAATTTTTTGATAATATTGTAATATCAAATTTTAATAAAATTGCTAATAATAGTAGCAATTTTATTGTTGATGCTTATAACATATTAAAAGAAAAAAAGGGTACTATTAGTATTCAAATGGTGGGGTCAGCATCGGCGACAGCGAGTGTTAAATATAATGAAAATTTATCTAAACGAAGAAATGATTCGGTAATTCAATTTTTAAAAACATATAAAATTGGTGACGCTAATTTAGCACCATTTTTTGATGATAAAACATTACAAATTACATTACAAAGTGGTCAAGGTGAACAAATTGTGATTCCTCAAGGTGAATCAGGAAGTGGTTCTCAAGTAGATTGTAATAAAGATATAAAATCAAATACAAATACAACAACTTCAAATAATTTGGCTCAAGTATTCTCAACTGATGCTATGGCGTGTAGAAGAGTTAAGATTAATAGTATTCTTGTTACTCCAATTGCTTCAACAGATAAACCACCTGAAAAAATTGAGGAAATTATAACACCTGTTAGTGCAACAACTATTAACACAATTAAACCGGTTCAAACTGTTGAGATACAACAAAAATTAAAAGAAGGTATTGGTAAAAGAATTATTAGACAGTTATTAACAGAATGTGATTATTTTGATGTTATTAAAGAAACTAACCCTATGGTATATGGTTCAATTGCTGATAAAATTAGATTCTTTAATCCGGCATTTCACTCTATGACACCTGAAGGATTAAATGCTCGATTGACTTTCTTAAATCAATGTGTTAGACCTGGTGAAACCATACCTGTTATTGGTGTTGATGGTAAACCAAAATATAATGATGCGGTAAATACATCATTTGGTGCACCACCGGTTTTAATATTAAGAATTGGTGATTTTTATAATGGTAAGATAATTCCAAAAACAATTTCATTTTCATATGAACCATTATTGTTAGATATGAATCCTGAAGGTATTGGTATTCAACCAATGATTGCGAATGTTAATTTAAGTTTTGATATGATTGGTGGTATGGGATTAGCTAGACCTGTGGAACAACTACAAAATGCGTTATCATTTAATTTCTATGCTAATACTGAAATTTATGATGAAAGAGCAACATGGACTGAAGATACTTCAGCGTTGGATGCCAAATTAATTCAATCAATTTTAGATGCTCAACCACCGGTTACAGTTAATAATGTCCAAAATGATATTATTAACGATGGAGGAAATACTATTGGAGATATATTAACAAATATTCCGGTTACTAGTGGTCAAACAGGTGAAATTACCTACATGACTATTATGGATAAAATATTGGATTCAACGAAAGAATATTATACAAATATACTAAATCAAAGTGATAGTATTGTCAAATCTTACAATTATGGTGTTTGGCAGTTAATTACTCAAGATAGATTATATACTTCCGGAGAAATAAGTTTAAATTCTAGTAGTATATTGGCACCAATTTATGGTAAACCTGAAGGTGTTGAAACTAAAGTTGATTCGTTATTTAGTACGTTTATTTCAGATATAAATGCTGACAATCCTACTAATAAAAATTATATCATATCAAGATTAGTAGGTTATAAATTTACAGACGCAACAATTCAAAGAGTTAAGACAAATATGAATCAATACATTAACGCGTTAAAAGGTGATTATAGTAGTGGTTTGTTTACTAAAATTCAAGAAATTGTAGGATTAGAACAAAATATGGTTCAGATTATTAGAAAAATAAATTTAGTAACAACAAAAACTGATGGTAAAATTTTAGATACGGGTGTTCCTCGTGTTTATACTATTTCAGGAACTACTGAAGTTAATACTGCTAGTACTGGTGCTTTGGATACATATCAAGAATTGTGTGATGATTATCGTTTAGTTGGTATTAGATTAGACCAATTTAATGTATTGATGGACGCTGAAAAAATAATTACAACTGTTACCGTACCATATGAAGGTCCGGGAGAATTTGAACCAATATCTAAACAGTTTGCTACGGCATCAGTTGAGGATAAACGACAATTCATGGTAATGGCTCAAATATTTAACGATAAAAATAAATTAACACAATTTATAAACGCTATTATTAGTGGGGAATTAAAGAATGATAATAAATTAGTAAGAAAATTTAATAATATTTGTGATGATTTTGCGGATTTAACAAAAAAAGAGTTAATTGCTGAACAAAAATTTATTAAAACAATTAGGGATAAAGAATCTTATTCAAAATTTGTAAATCAACCAGCT